CTACGGCCGTTTCGGTGGGCCAATACGGTCGTTCTCTGCCATTTTTCCCAGTGGCAGGGTGGGTATGCCCAGGGCCTCGTTTACCTGGCGCAGCTGGCAGTGCAGGTTATAGCGTTCCGCATGGTCTGTAGCGTTGGCCAGCGCCTTGGCAATCGTGCGGCTCTGTTCCTGCAATATGAGTAAGTACTTGAATTTACCAGTGTCCTTTATTCTATTCTTCACCTGCTCGATAGGCTGAACCTGGTTGGCCTGCTCCTGAAGCAAATGCCGAGCATGGGCTTCAGCCTTGATGAAGTAGTGACGAACGCGCCTACCAATGTCTGTTCGCTCCACCATCGCCAACTCCTTCGCCATGTCGAGAGTCAGCTGGTAATCGGTTGGAGCCCTGCCGTTAAGGGTTTTACTCAGAATTGAGTAAAAGTCGATTCCCTCTATGAAACCGTATTCTTTGATCCGCCTGGATACCCAGTCGTTAAATCGGGTCTCAACTTGAAGGGCTTTGTGCAGATCTCGCGCGTTGCAGTACTCCCCGTCAGCCCCCTTCCAGTGAAATATCTCCACGGGAGTGTTGAACGGGGTGCCAGTACTCGGCATGTTCATATCAGGATGTCTCCTTCTTAATTGATTTCAGCGTCGATCTGCTCCGCTCCGGCGGAGTGATCAGCCGGTAGTGCCTGCGCATTGCCTCTGTCTGGTGGCCACCCTTGTTGTTCTCTCCCTGAGAAACAAACTCATCGGTCAGCCCCTTCTTTCTCAGATCCCTTAGCTGGTACCGGCCACCATACCCTGCATCTTTGCAGGCCTGAGCCCAAGAGAGCTGCATGAACCGGTGCTTTACAGGTTGGTGGCGGCTGCGCATGTCGAAATAGGAGGGATAGACCATCAGGAAAGGGGAGATGATGCCCTGTTTGCGCTTGAACGTCCTGAACCAGTCCACCAGGTGGCGCAAGTCTTCGTTCATTTCCAGGATGATGGCCACGCCCGTTTTGTGCCTGGCAAAGTGGATCTCGCCCATTGGGCCCTGGTCATCGTGGATCTGGTCTTCACGCAGCCCGAAAACATCGATCGGCTGCTGGCTCATCATGTAGATCATGTCGCAGATCTTCGCGCGCCAGGTGCCATCGTGGGTTTGGCGCTGTAGCTTGTGTTTGAGCAGGTGCGCTGAGATCTCGGCATAGGCATCATCTGGAATGAGTATTTCCCGTTTGGGCTCTGTTGCCTTCTTTACATCCGGTACCGGGTTTCTGTCGATCAGTCCGGCCTCGACGGCATTGCTGAAAACACGGGAAAGGGTATTTCGGAGTCCGTTATAGTGAACAGGCTTGGTATTCCAGGGGGAGAGTAAGCGGCGAACCTTTCTCAGGATAGCTGGGTCCGCCAAGGTGAAGTTGGAGTGTTCGCTGGCTTCCAGCTGCTGCGCGTCGTTCGCGTAATCCCGGCGAGTTGGTATGGCGATTGGCCGGCCACGGTTGCGGCCTCGCTCACTGAGAACGTGGCATTCAGCCCACTCCACCCGGCCATTTACCACGCGATGACCCAGAACTTCAGTGCGCCAGCGCGTCAAGTATTGCCGCATGGTTGTGCGGTTTGCCGACTGGTGGGGTCGGGCAACGGACATGTTGCCAGCCATCAGTTGTGCGTCAAAATCGGTGAATGATTGCTCCCACATTTGCTGGAGCATAGCCCAGCGACGAATGGCTATTTGCCTGTCTCTGGTTTGGAGGCTGCCTTGCTTGCGGGTAACAGGATGGCGCACATGAAAACCGCCATCGCGGGAATTGATATATAGGCCAGGGTAGCGGGCAAGCCACTCCTGGCCGGGTTTTCTGCGTGGTGGGGCCATATTATTGCAACTGCTCTGCCAGATCCTGAAGTAATCCTAGCTCCTGGGGGCTCTCGGGCAAACCCCGGATTCGCCGTTCCATGGTTTCGAAGTAGGTGTCCAGATCGATGCGCCAGCGCCGGCCATCGCGGAACGCGCCCGGGATTTCCGGGCAGCGCCTGCGAATGGTGGCCAGCGAGGGCGGGTCGTTGTCGTCACAATAGACCACTTCAATGAAGGTCTGTATTGAGACCGGTCTCACTGGGTTGCTGCCTCCCGCCGAACCTGCCGGCTTTGCCAACGTTGAAAGTGTGCCTTGATCTGCCTGAACTTCGTGGCCGCGCGGACGTTATGATCCAGTTCTGCCCGGCTGCTGATCTGGCAGGCGGTGGTGATCAAGTCTCTGGCATCCTCCTCAGTGTGGGTGCCATCAGGGATATTCACGTTGCCTTTCACGCTTTGAGCGCGATCCAGGTAGCGCCGGAAGTCCGGATCTTGGCAGAGCATAGCGGCAGATCGAGCAAGGTGGCCGCCTTTCAGTTCAGACATCAGATCCTCCTGCCTCCAATCCTTGCTTCCCCGGTACAACCAGCCGGTCAAAAACATGCAGTGCATCTACGCCTCTAGCCTCAGTGCCGTCCTCAAACTGAATGTATGCCTCGCGCTCATGACCATGGCCGCAACATGCATTGGACACTCCCGGCAAAGTGCCTAAGCATCCATCATGGCCTACCGGGGTTCTTATCTTTCCACAAGCGCCGCAAGGCCTGACGCTATCGACGGTCTTTATGTGGTTGTCGTTGTATCGCCAGCACTTCCCGTCCCAATAGATTGGCCAGCCTCTCAAGTGGTTTGATTCAATCACCTCGGGCCTCCAGGTTTCTCAATGCCCGGCGGGCGTGTTTGGCTGCGAGCTTGCGCAGGGTTTTGTGTTCTTCCCGGTTGCAGCCTGAAATGCACCACCAGTTGAAAATCGCGGCCACGCGGTCCAGGCAATCAACCGGGCGGCGTTCGGCGCTGTTACCGAGATTGATATCTGCTTCGGCTACGGATTGGTTGAACTCAGAGGGGCGCCTGATGCTCATGCTGCCTTCTCCTTGATCTCAACTTCGATCCGCTTGTTCATGGCGATCAGGTGGTCCAGGTAACGAACGAAAACGTCAATTTCCTGCATTCGCTCATCGTAGCTTTCGTGGCATTCGGTCAAACTCTGCCAGTCGTAGAAATCAAATTTCATGTTCAGCCTTCCCAGAGATTCAGGCCGCTCAAACCCTTCCTTATGAACGGTGTTTGCCGGCAGGATATCGATGCCCATTAAATCTACGTGCGCATGCATGTAGTACATTGCCTGCACGAGCTTGCGGCGATTCAGGATCATGCACTGGAGAGCGATTTCCTCTGCAGCCAGGTACAGGTTTTCAATCATTTCTTCTTTCGTTAGCGTCAGCTTTGTCATCATTATTTCCTTACTTTCCGAAGGATTTATTGTGGTGTTCCAGTACCTGCTGGCAGTCCACGCATGTGGCGCAGCCGGGCAGGGCTTCCCGCCGTTTAGCGGGGATTTCTTCGCCGCACTCCAGGCAGTAGGGCTCTTCGTTTGCTGGGGCTACCTGGTTGCGCTGTTTCTCCAGCGCGTGCTCGAGGGACTTTTCGATGTAGTCCCCAGCGATATCTGCTTTATCGGCCATCTCGAAGTGCCTCCGTGGCGTCTGGGTTCAGGTCCATAGAAGGAATCAAGCGAACGGATCCGGCTTTTACGCAGGCCTGGGCTTGTTCCGGTGAATCGAAAATCACCACCATGGCCACGCGGTGGTGGCAGCGGCCGTGCTCTTCATTGATCACCGTCAGTTCGCCAAGGTCGTGTACGCGGCCAGTTGGTGTCTGGTTAGAATTGTTGCTCATGTTTTTCTCCGTTATGGGTTCTGAAGGAGCGATAAGCGGGTGTGCGCAAATTTCAAGTTCCTGGCGAGATTTCTTCTCGCTTTGCCTTTCTGCTTCGGAGGATAGGCAGCTTTTTTCAAAACGGGATTTGATGATTGCCAGCCCTTTTTCCGTGATCAGAGTTTTGGTGTAGGGCGTTGGCCCGTTGATCGGGTGCGCGTAAGTGCCGGTTTTCACCGCGAAGATGCCCTTGCCCCTGTAAGGGCCTGAAGGCATGTTCCGACGGTCCAGAATCTTCATCTCCCGAAGCGATCGGGTGAGGCAGTTTCTTCCCATATCCAGCACAGCGGCGGCTTGGTCGAATGTGTAGTCCACGGCGTATTCCTCCTTACAGCTCTTTCTCAAAAATCCAGCAACGCACCGACTTGGCGGCCACTACATTGGCGTCCATCCGGAGCCTGGAATTGACGGTGCGGCTGGGTTCGACGAACTTGCGGCCGCGTGATGTTTTGAGGTGGCGCTTCAGTTCGCTGATGGGTGGTATGCGCAGCTTGTTCTCTGCACACACGTGCTCGAAGTGCTTCAGGTTGACGGCGATCAGTTGGCCATCGATGCCGTAGTGGTTCAGGGTTGGCGTTCCGCTCAGGCCCTCGATGTAATCGAATGCTTCCCAGAACTCCTGAACCATGGGGTGGTCTGCATTAACGGCACTCTGGCGTTCTTGCGCCATCTTCTGGACAAGCTCCCGGGCTGGCTCCAGGAAGGATTCGGGCAGTAGCTTCAAGCCTTCCGGGCCAAGGCCATCCACCAGGGCCATCATCTGGCCGTGATTTTTTGCGATCCGGTGAATGCGGATGTCGGGAAGTTCAGCAAGGGCGCGCTCGTAGGTCGGAGCCCTGTCTTTAACCAGGCGCATGATCTTGCTTTCGTTGGTGGTGGCCTGCAGCACGAACCCGCTCACTGTTTCCATGGGCGTACGTTCGAGCCGTTCAGCCAAGGCCTTGGTGATCTCGCTGTGCCCTTCGCGGGTTATCTTCAGGTGCACTATCCGCTGCAGAACTGCGTCACTTGCGTTCACATCTGCGTTCTGGCTGATTACGATCGCGCCACGAAACGGAGGCTCGTAGGTGTCGTTGCCGCCGTTTTTCTGGCCCCGGCTACGAACACTCCGGCCGTTGTAAGCGGTTTTCAGCTCGTCCCAGTCGAACTGCCGTTGTTTGGATCCGGAATCCTGGTCGCGATCGGACTCGATTAACACCACAGGCAGGTTCGATACCTGGGCAAAGTTGCGCGCCCGCGCGGCAAGGGTGGCTTTGCTGGGGTCAAAGCCTTCGTAATCCTGACGCCCGACCAGCTTCCAGAGGAATTCGATCAGCGTTGATTTACCGGAACCCGCTTCACCAACGATTTCCACAAACGGAAACGACTTGTGTTCCTTCCGGATCTGCTCGGCAAACAGCGTGCCCAGCCAGAAGGCGAGGGCAACAATGCCTTTCGGCCCGAAACAGTTGGCCAAGTCCTGAGCCCAGCCGCGCTGATAGTCCGCTGCGTTCTTGTTGATATTCAGCGACACCGATTCCGACAGCGTTTTAACGCTCATACGGCCGATGTCGTAATAGTCTTCGTTGTTTAGCTCGTGGGTTTGCCCCGCGTGTACAGCAAGCTCCGGGAATACCCAGGTTTCGTGCTCCTTGCTGTAACCAATGAAATCGATGGTTTCGACGGTTTTAATACCGCTGATTTGCTGTTTCAGCAGGCGGTCGAGCTGCTGGCTGCTGCCAGTCCAAACCGCACCTGGTGCAATACCCAGCAACCGCTTTTTAAATTCAGATGCGCTGGCCAGCTGGCCGCCACTGAACGTGTTCTTTACCGGGCGCCCATCGTGGGGAAAATCCACACGGTAGTAGTACCAGCTTTCATCCGTGATCTTGTTTGCCAGGTAATACAGGGCGGTGGGGTAGCAGTTGGCGATCTCGACCACGGCGTTGCACTGTTCCAGGGCCTTGGCAACGATCTGTTTATCCGTCAGCGGTTCGTCGCTCTCTTCCAGATCGCTCATCGCCTTGTGAAACTCGTCCATGTTCAACCGAAACCAGAACAAGCGGTTGTTGAACCCGAACGGGAATTCCTTACGGCTGGTGTGCATATAGATGCGGTTGGCCTTCTCGCCAGCGCTGCGCGCAATAACCAAGTCGCCCTGGTACAAGAACTCTTCGGTAGTCGGCTCGCCGTGTTCGTTGATCAGCTCACCGCGCTGCCAGGCATCGTTCCAATCCCGTTTGTGTTTGCCCTCCTGGGGGATGATGGCGGCACCGACTCGCCAGCCTTCTGAACGAGCGATGTTGGCGAACTTGCGGATGTACTTAACGCCGGCATTGTCGCCGTCCATGGCCCAGATGATGCGCGGGGTGTTTTCACCGGCCTCTTCGCGGGCTTTCTGTAGCTCGTCCAGAAACCGCTCTGGGTAGTTGTTGCAACTGAAAGCCGCAACCGCCGGAATGCCTGAGTGGTAGAGCGAAATCGCGTCGAATATGCCTTCTACAACCCACAACTCTTTGCCCTGTGAGAGATCAAGCCCGGGTGGTACCCACGCCTGCCCCTTGAAGTTGGCGCCTCGGTTGAAATGGGCCTTTTTCTTGCCGAACCGCTGGGGCTTGTCGATCAGGCGCTCCCAGTAGTCCCGATCGTTGATAGCAAAACGCACCGTGGCACTGCTGATGTTGCGCTCGTAATCCCAGTAGGTTTCCTGTTTGTACCAGCCTTTGACCATGGCCAGGTCAAAGCCGCGACCGTGGGCCATGTAGGCGTCGGCCACTTCGGTACCGGTAGCTTTTTCACCGGGCTTCAGGTCTTTGCGGGCGTAGCGCTCTGTCCAGCTGTCGAACAAGTCCGGAAACAGCTCCTTCACGTGGTGCTGATCACCGCACTTGCTCTCGCGGCCGCACTTAACCATCCATGGGCTCTCTGTGCCCACGAAGGCCTCGCGCTTACCGCAGGACGGGCAGCGAAGGCGGCGCAGGAATGCGCCACGTTCTACACCGTCAAAGTCGCTTTGGAGCCTGAGCAGGATGTCGGCCCGTAGTTGGTCTTGCATTCGGAAAGCTCCGGATCAGGCGTTGATGGCGATTGGTTTTACTGCCTGGTCACGCAGCTGCAGTAATTCGCGAACAGAAAAAATTGAGGTGCGCCCGGTGGCTGTGTCGTGAATCACCACGGAATTACCGGTTGTATGGCTCACATCGATGTAAGCGCTCTTGGCGCCTGCGGCTTCCAGGTCATACCAGGCGGCTGTCACTTTCAGCACCGCACGGCGGCGGGAGCAGCCGAACTCTTCCATCAGGCTGTCTGTGGTCATTTCGACGCTTTCGGCAGCGCTGGTGTTGCTTTTGCGCAAAGCGATCAGCTGTGAGTAGGCGGCGTCAGTCATGTTTTTTTGAATGGCGTTCATTTCACGGTGTCCTTCTTTTTGAGTGAGAACCTTTCATGGGCCAGCTGCATTTCCTGCTGGCATTGCTCGCGCACTTCCGGCGCAAGCGGTATTTCCCGGACATTGCCTTCTGGATCCAGAGAGAGGCGATCGGTGTGCGTCAGGAACACCACGCCTTTGTATCCACAGTGTTCGGTGTCCTGGCAGAACACGTAGAGCTGTCGTTGTGCTGAAATCATCTGAACGCTGGTGCGAACACGGCACACGCCAACGCAGTGCGGGCAAAGAATCTTGAGGAACGAATTTCGAACGCCGGCTTGCAGCTTCTGCTGGCTGTCCGGGTCAGGCGCTTTCGGGTTCATTGCCTGGAGCACTGGCCCGTAAGAAACCTCAACGGATCCGCGATACCCGCATTCAATGTTTCGGCACTGAACAAACGCGTCTTTTCCTTTTTGCTGAATGCTCCTGCTTGACTGGATCGAGCAGGACTCACCGCATGCAGGGCAACTGATCGTCAGGTAGTTGCGGGTGATTTGATTGAGCTTCACTTTCGCGGCCCTCCTACGGCGTGAAGTGCCCGGTTTCTGCCGGTTAATTTCAGGCTGGCGCCTCGCATGCGTTGTTTGATTAGCCATTCAGCAGCCTGATCATTTGTGTTCAAGCCTTGCTGTTTCCGGATCGTGTCCAGTAGCTGTTCCTGTTCTTCCGTTAGTTCCAGGGTTATTTCCGGCATCTTTTGAGGGCCTCAAATGGTGCGAATGTGGGCCTCGGAAAGTGGCGCACCACCGGCCATGCTTGAAGTTGTGGGCAAGAGCGCAGCCTCAGCCTGGGCGATCAGCATCTGCCGAAGCAGGCTGGCTCGATCTGTGCCGGTGTAATCCACCAGGGCGTTGATCACGGCGGCCTCGTAATCGTCCAGATTGAGGCTTACACGGTGTTTGCGGATTCGTTTCGGGTCCTGATACATCGGGCTACTCCTTCAGGGCGTCAGGCAGATTGCTTGCGCTGGTATTCGGTAAGGCCTTGCAGGAAGAAGATGCGGGCTTGGGATGCCATAGAGCGACCCTCTGCCAGAGCGGCCTGTTCGAGGGCGCCGCGCTCTTCAGTTAGTAGGCGAAGCGCGATGGGCTTCGCAGTTAGCACACCCACCGGGGCGCGGTGGCTGGAGTTGGGTTTTTTTGCACCGTTCATGGTGTATCCTCTGTGTAACGCTGAATTACACAGAATGATAGACGCATAAACGGTTGCTAGTAAACAAATATGCGATTGTATTTATCTATCGGGAACCAAAATGAATAGCGAAAAATATAATGGATTAGAAATACTAACCAGAATGAAAGATGTTCTGAGGATGGAGCGCGATAAGGACATTGCTGCTTATTTCGGCGTTAATCCGCAGATGATTTATAACTGGAAGGCGAGGGGCACCATTCCACTAGACCAATGCGTGCAGTTGAGGTCTGAGAAAGGAGTTAGCTTGGACTGGCTCCTGCTGGGGCTTGGAGATGGCGAGGTTGATGCAGATTACGCTTCTCAAGCTGGCGATCGGGACTATACCGAGATTCCTTTGTATGACGTGGAAGCCAGCGCGGGAAACGGCGCCTTCTTCGACCAGGAGCAGATATCGACCTATCTAAAATTCCGGAACGACTGGCTAACCCGTGAAGGGCTTCATGCCAAAGACCTGGTGGCTGTTCGGGTATCGGGTGACTCGATGGACGGCACGCTCTCCAACGGCGACACCGTTGTGATTGATTGTTCCCGAAAGAAACCAGATGGCGTGTTTGCGGTTCGGATGGGTGATGCTCTGAGGATCAAGCGCCTTCAAAAGATGACCGACGGCAGCCTTCGTGTTTTCAGTGATAACGCAATGTATCAACCTGAGACAATCCATCCTGAGAACATGAGCCAGATAGAAATTATCGGGCAGTGCTATTGGCGGGCTGGCCGGGTTTTTTAAACTTTTGCCGATTATTAATTAGGAGAAGTCGATCGTGCGTGGTCAGTGGACAGGGACGTACAAAGGACAAAATGTCGAAGGGGAAATGATTGCCAACATCGATGAGGTTGGCGATCATTTCGAGTGTGAGATTTACATAACCCCATACGAGAAAGGCGTTCCAACATCAGTTGGGTATGCTTCAACTACCGATAAGGGTGAGCAGCACCGCATCACGGCGGATGTTTATCCTATTGACCCTAGAAACGCGCGGCAGACTACATGGGAAAATATCAAGAACCTTTATCCCGAAGGGACTTCTCACAATGATCGGGTAGAGGTAACTATTAGGGAGGAAGCCGGTAACATCTACATTCAATCGGTGCAGGATTCCTCCCTATTTTCCGGTGTCGCGTCCAAGTTTCACGCACCGGAGCGATCGAAGATCCAGTCGTATGTTAAAAACTGGTCTGATTTCAAGGTTTACTTGGCGGAATTTGCTGATTCAGCCTTTCTCTTTCGCGGCCAGGCGAAAGATTGGCCTCTCAGAACTGCATTTCACCGAAGAGAGCGCTATCGACTGAACGAGTTTGTAAACCAAGATATTTTCACCCTCCATAGACGGTTAAGCGGTTTGACGGATCACTATTTCGATTTGTCTGTGCCAGATCAAAACGGCGCGTTCCTGAATCTCTTGCAGCACCATGGCTACCCTACGCCGCTTCTTGACTGGTCATACTCTCCCTACGTAGCGGCGTTCTTCGCGTTTCGCGACGTCAAAAAGAACTCGAAGGAAGATGGTTATGTGAGAATCTTTCTCTTTGACGCCGGTGCCTGGAGGAAGGATTTTAGGCAGCTCACCCACCTCGCATTACCCAGCCCACATCTTTCAGTTATGGAGTTTCTCTCGATGAATAATCCTCGGCAGTTCCCCCAGCAGGCTGTTACAACTGTAACGAATGTTGCGGATATCGAGAGCCACGTTCTGTTCCGGGAGCAGATGGGAAATACGAAATACATATATGCGGTGGACATACCCTACAGCGAGCGAGAAGCAGCTATGAAGGATCTCAAGTTTATGGGTATAACCGCCGGCTCAATTTTCCCTGGAATCGACGGCGTTTGTGAGGCATTGAGAGAACTCAATTTTGATGCCTAGGAGTTTGCTTAGAACTTCTTGGTCAACAGCCAGGATAAGAAGGTGGTCTTGAGCGTCGTAAATATCTTGAAGGCAATAATTAGAATCAATAACCACGTGGATATTTTCGGGCAGTGCTACTGGCGGGCTGGCCGGGTTTTTTAAGGAAGTTGTAGATTAGGGAGGTAGGCAATGGATCTGATAGTTGTGCTTCTTATGCTGGTTTTTATAGCCATGAGCTGGCGCTTGATATGCCGGTTCTGGGTTGGTCGAGGCGGTAAAAGGTGGGTTGGGCATGCGCTTGGCTTCATCTTTGGGCCTCTCATTGGCATATTTGCGTCCTTGCCAATGGTGCCGGGTAGTGAAAGCCCAGCCACAATCGGTAACTTGGTTGCCGGCCTGATCATCCTCGCTGGTTTCGTGTTCCTCGAGTACAGAGCAAATAAATCTGCATTGGTGCCTGCAACGGTTAAGCGTTCGAAGCGGACCGTGAATAAGGAGCCCAGCCAAAGTAGTGAGGATCCTGCAGCTTCCTCCGCAGCTGAAACCACCTCAGCGCTCTCCTTCTCCCTTAAAGATACAGCTGAGCTAATTCTTGCGGATGACATGGTTGATCAGCGTGAGGCTGAGCTGCTGCTAAACCTGCTTGATAAACAGGACATTATAAGGTTTGACCCAACCTGCAGAGCTCTGCACCAGGTATTGATTGCCAGCTTGGAAGATGGCGTGCTGGACAATGACGAGGCGGAGGAGATTAAAGCTCTGCTGAGTGAGATCTGCGATCGCCCGATTGCTCGACCAGAGAAACCTTCGGTCAAGAAATCCAAACCCACCAAACAATCAGCTGCCACCAAGAAAAAAACTGCGCCACCAAAAAAACGTGCTCCAAGGGTAGCGAGGGAAAAGAGCAGGACTCCACAGCCAGATGACATCTTGGCCTTTACATATACCGACTCCAAAGGCGACAGCTCCGATCGTGAAATTTTATACCGCAGCGCCTCGCAGAAAGGCGGCGTGACCTACGTGAAAGGCATTTGCCAAACACGGAAGGCTTTTCGCACGTTTCGTGCTGATCGAATTGAAATGCTTTGCTTTGTTGATACGGGTGAATTGGTAGATAGCTTCGGGCGTTGAGTCTGGAATCCCCGGTTTTCGTCGGATCGCAGGCAGGGCTGGAGTGTTTTGTATGCATTGGAGCAATAATGAAAAATAATATAGAAGTCCTTCACCAGAGCAGGCTGGCCAACGTTTTCAATGTGGTAGGCGAGGGGAAAACTGCGGTTACCCTGCTGACTAGCGTTATTTGGAATGATGGTAAACCTCGCAGAACCTATCTCAAGATGTTCTCAAAGTCGCTGGTTCTTGGGGTGCTGAATGAGATCACTGGTTATCTACTGGGAAAATCCTGTGACCTTCCTTTGCCTTCCCACGCAGGAATTATCCAACTACCTGGTGGTTTGCTTAAAAATCAAGATGAATTCCTGCCAGTCGCATTTGTGATAAGTGAGGCCCCAGGCCGCACACCCACGACGATCTGCCAGATAACCGATCCGGTCACTCACAAGCAGCTTGACTCCGTGATGAATATGATTCGTGATTGGCCGAAATTGAATGACACGGTGGCGTTCGATGACTGGACTGCAAACACAGACAGGAATCTTCAGAACATCGTGGTAGATGGCCCCGGGAGAATATTCCTTATCGACCATTCCAATTTGCCGATAAGCCCAACCTGGTCAGCCGCAGATTTGGATGCCGGCGCTGAATACCGAAATGTTCTAGCCGTGATACTGAAGATTGGCCAGAATGGTACGTTGCCGCAAAAGCGCGCCATTGCCGTAGCTGCAAGCCAGCATACCGATGCCTATAATGGCGTTTTTGATGAGCTAAAGTATTGGTGGGATAAATTTCTTTCGGGTGACCCATCCAGGCGCAAGGCTCTTGAAGATTTCCTTCGTATTAGAGCGGATGAAGGGCACAATCGAATCAGTTCAAATTTTTACCTCATGGCGGTGTAACGATGAACGGCCTCGAAGAACTCTTTGAAAAAGCTGCCGCAAAATCTGGTATCCAGGGAAAATGGTTTGCAGCTCGCTGGCAGCCCGACATTGCAACCGGAGAAGTCTTAAACATTGGTGTTGGTTTTGTTTCTAATGATGGCGAGCTGACACTTCGACTTCTCAATGAATTCGGACGTCTTGAGTGCCTGTTCGACAGCAATAATGCTGCGTTTCATGCTGAGCTTGCTTGTCAGATCGTGGAAGAATGCATGCGAGCAGACCCACAACGAAGGGGAAATCTTCTCGCCGGGGTGACCATAGAGGAACAGGGATTCGCCCAGGGTTCGGACAACGAAGGCATAATCGGGCGCCTGTACTCAGAAGTTGTGACCCTCGGTAGGGCTCGACCAACCAAGGGGAAAAAGAAGCCGTTCGTTCCGGTGTCCCGGGACTACGCTTACGAAAACCTAAGAAAGCAGTTAAAAAAACGACTCAATCTGGATTACGAAAAGCATGTTCCGAAAGACCCCTTCAAAGAAGTAAACGATGAATTTGGCCTCGATCGGCTTTACCTTCCTTTTCAGAGGGAGCATGGTGTCGCAACACTGGCATCAGCTGCGTATGCAGACCCTTGGCGTGTTAAAAGCCACCTTTGGGAAGGGTTTAGATCGGTAGAAACTGCCTTGAAAAATGGCTTGAGCGACGAGGGCGCTCTTTTTGTGGTCATGCCTGGAGAAGGTCTCTCAACGGATGTTTTCAAAACTCTGGAGCACCAATTTGAAGAGTTTTATGCCTTCGTGAAGCGGCATGATATTCAGATTGAATCCCATGAGCACCTTATCGAACTCGGAGAGTCAATTTCTAATTGGTGTCAGGCAGAAGCGGCCTAATTCTGTTGCGTTTCCGCATCGATACTGGTCACCAGACCACTATCACTCAAACTGTGACTCGCGCGCGTAACTACCCAATCCCGGCTGTTGATTTGAGGCTTTAGCCCGAAAACCTTCAGCCGGTATTCCGGCCCCACTTCTGGCCGCCCCTTGGCCAAAGTGATACCGAACTCAGCTTCCCCTCGCTGGGAACGCTTCAGGTTTGCCCAGGCCGCCGCTTCCGCCTCTGCAACATTCGGGAATGTTCCCCTCAGTCGCTTTACGCGCTCATTGGTACCGGCGAGCACCTGCATCTGCTGCCCCAGATCCAGATCATCGTAAAACGCAATCACGCCGGTGTAGCCTTCACGATCGGTTTCCTTGTAGCTGTACTGGTCGCCATCTGCCGGTGAGATGGTGATGGTGGGGAGTGCGGTACCGCTGATTGTTTCAGCCTCGCCACGGGGTGTGAACAGCAGACGGCTGGATTTCACGGCGGCGATTGCGTCATGCTTTTGGCCCAGGCGGGTAAGAAAGTTGAGGTCGGATTCGTCGGTCTGGTCCATGTGCTCGATGGTGGTAGCGGCCAGGCGATCTTTTACCACCGCTTCCAGCTCGTTGTTTGCCGCGATGGTTTTGACAATGTCGCCAATGGTGGTCTGGTGCCAGCTGCGAGTTTGCCGGGTGGGCAGTTGCTTGCCCATATCGGCACTTCGGGCGGTGATGCTGATCTGGTCCGGTGGCCCGGTAAAGCTGGCCTCGTCGACGATGAACAGCCCTTTTTCTACCAGTGGCTGCCCGCGCCAGCCAATAGCCAGCTGAATCTCTGCGCCCTTGGGTGGGATTTCCACGGCGCTATCGTGATCGCTGATAGTGATGCTAAGGGTGTCTGCCTCGTCGCCCGGGGTTTCATCCAGGGTGAGATCGATCAGCCGCCCGTTTATGGTGGGTGTGATGTTGGTTCCGTTAACGACCAGACGGTACGCGGGTGCCAGGTGTTGCATCAGGCAATCATGCCTCCGCCGTTATTGCTTCGCCGTGGTGAATACAGGCCCAAGCCTACGGCGGCATCCCGGCTGGTTGCCGCGCGATCGCGCAATGATTGGAAGTCCGAATCGTCCACGCGCACCAGCTGGATGGTGAAGTCGATCTTGCGGGGTACGCCATCACTGAAGAATACGCTGTTGGTTTCCTGCACGTCGGTGACGCTCCAGAATCCGTACACCCGTCCTGATCCTTCGATGAGTGGCCAGGCTTTGCCCTCATCAGCCATTACGCGCACGTCGTCCAGAGTCATGGGGCCGCCGGTGATCTCCGGCACCAAGGTTCCGGATAGTGTAATCCGATCTTCGCCCGGGCCCAGGTATTGATAGGCAGGGCGTTGGCCAACACGGTTCTGGCTGCTGTGGCGCCATTGGGTGGATCGCTGCAGCTGTTGGTAGGGCAGTGACTTCACTTCAAACACGAACATGCCCAGCGTCATCATCATTGTGGTCTACTCCCGATCATAAAGGGCGCTGCCTGCGCGGGTGGCTTTGCGGCGATCGCGTTCCTGGAGGATGCGCTGCACCTGTGCGGCAATTTCTTGAGCGCTCTGCCCGGGAGCGGCGTACACGTTAAATGTGTACTGATCACCTGCGCCTTGGGTTGCTGACGACGCTTGGGTGGCCACGGGTGGCCGTGAATCAAACTGTATGCCAGCTGCTGCAGGCAGAGTTGCGGCTCCAATGGCGATGCCGGCACCGGCCCGGCGAACGCGCTTACCAAACCCGCTGACCTGCTTTAGGGTGTTCGGTTCCTGTTTTTTGAGGCCTTGCCGGTAGCCTTCAAGCGTGTCCTGCCCGGCGCTCATGAAAACACGGGATGGGGACTTAATACCGAGCACGTTTTTGAACCAGCCGATGGTTTCTTTCCCGGCATTGACGATGGTGTCCTTGACCTTTTTCAAGCCACCGAGCAGGCCGCCTACCAGGCCATCCATGATCATGGAGCCGAAGCCTGAGAACTTGGCCGGCAGGCCTTTGAAGAAGTCCATGATGGCGCCCCAGTTCTTGTAGATCAGGTAACCAGCACCGGCAATGGCCATAATGATCAGCCCGATGGGGTTTGCAGTGAGCGCCAAGCCGATCGCTTTTATACCTGCAGCCACAGCGGGGAGACCGCCTGCCAGCCCAACGATTGCGGAACCTGCCATGAAGATAGCTTTGCCGAATGC